CACGAAATTGCGCAGCATCTGGCCGTCGGCGGTGTCAATGAGGATGACCGAGAAGCCGGCCATGACCATGTCGTAAGCGTAGACCGTGCCGTATCCCTCCGACTTGCCGCTGCCCTGTTTACCCTGGCCGAAGGCGGCCGTGCAGAGCGCATCGTACACCGCGGCCTGCGATGAGCCCGGATATGCCTCAAGCGGCTGCCGCGCCAGCTTGCGGACGCCGCGTTCCGTGACCCAGCCGATCCGGACGGACCGGACGTCCTCGCGCGTCAACTCGTCTGGTAGGCTGATCTCCTTAACCTTGCGTGCCTGGATCTGCGGAAACTCCTCGATTAGGGAATCGCCCGGGAGCTGCAGCAGCTTGCCGGCCTCGTCGGTGCTGAGCTTAACCGGACGGAACCGGATGGAGAATCCGCGGCGCGTTTCGATCGCGTCTAGGTACCGGGCTGTCCACTTGGGCGGCACGTCGTACCGCTCGAGCTCGTTGTTGCCGCTGATGTCTTTCCAGGCGTTCGCGATCGTGTAGGCGGCGTCGCGGCGGCGTCCTGCGTCCTCGGATTGCACCGCGATCCGCAGCCAGCCCTTCAGCACGTCCTCGCCTGGCTTGCGCTTGCTGGCCGGCGTCATCTCCTCCCGGATCTGCGCAGCTTCCCGGTAGCTGCTCTGTTCGCGTCGCCAGACGGCCAGCTGCTCCTTCTGTTGAGCGGTGAACCGCGTCAACTCCAGCAGTTCATATCGCGCGCGCTCGAAAGCCTGATGTACCAGGCGGAGAAACTTGTGCTGCAAGCTAGCATCCGGCACGTATCCCTTTTCGAGCAGGTCGTGCGCCTCCTTGGCTTCCTTGACCCACGCTCGCCGGTCATACGGTTCCAATAGTGCGTCAAAGATTGCGACGTCATCGCCCTCGAGCGTCCGGACGGTGGTCAGCATTGACGGCAACGGGTAGTTATTGTCTTTGTCGGTGGCAAGCGAGAAGATGTCGTGCCGGCGGTAGGAGAGTTCCGTACAAAACACCTTGGCCGGGTCGAGCCGCGGGAGCCCGCCGGGAATCTCCTGAATCGTGATGCCGGCGTCGTAAATCGCCTCGGCCTTACGCAACACTTCACCGGCCTTGTCGCGGGGAAGCAGCAGATAAAAATTGACGGAGCCCGCGCGCATGACGATCCGGAAATTGCATCGGTAGGGGCTGCGGTCAGTGCAGATCGTTTCGCCCATGGCCGGGTTGCCCCAGCGGCGGCGCTCCTTCGGCGAGCGGTAAAAGCTCGCCATGACCTTCGCCAAAACGTACGCCTGGTTGTTGCGGATCGACGGCGTCGGGCTGATCTCGTATACGACGTAATCGTCCGGCTCGCGGCGGTAGAAGCGATCCCACGGAATCGACTCGACGGCGCCGGATACACGTCTCGTGAACCGGCCAGCGGCCGCCGCAGACTTGACAAGCATGCCGGCGAGCTGATCCCGGAAGAGCGGACGGGAGGGACGCGGACCGGATCCGCGACGTTGAGATGTCGCGACCACCGGCAGCTGCGCGTGGTACAAGGTAGGGTAGAGCTCGATACGGTCGACCCGGCCGCCCTCGTGGAGCCGGTAAAGTGTGCTGCCGATGATCGCGGTGATCATCACAATAGCCCCCCTAGTTTTTACTTATGGACACTTCTGGTAATATTGAGGAAATGATAGCTATGAGGTGATGTTGAATTGGGGTTAGTTAAATTGAGTGAGTTCTTGAAGAAAAAATGGGTTTACCTTGTGATTATTGCTTCTCCTGTATTAATAAATTATTTACTTCTAACATGGCGGGCTTGGCGAGTTAATGGTGGTACGGATGCCTGGATCGGCTTTTTCGGAAGCTATTTAGGTCTTATTGGGGCAGTAGGGGTTGCACTCTTTCAGTTTAAGACCCAAAGAGATAAGGAAATTCAGCAAGATAAAGTAAACAATAGATCGTTTATTTCGGCTCATGACTTTAGCGCCCCGGTGGATCTACGGCGAGTAGTGACTCATGAAAATAGTAGGCTAATCGAAACTCAACAATATACAGAATTCAAAGATTGGATGGAACAAACTAACCCTAATTACAAAGGGGCAATCGCTTACTATAAAATTTCGCAATTTGGAGCCCCTGATATCATCATGGACTGCAAGATAGTTGCTGTGATTGTTCCAAAGGGGAAAGCGCCAATTCGAATAGAGACCCACGTAGGCATCGTTGAAAAAGGTATTGAGATTTTTTTACCAGTAACAATGAAAGTCATTAGTGACATTGAAGTACATGAATTAATCATTGATTACCGTACGATACGGGATGAAAAAATGCGATACTACTCTAATCCACAGACCAAAATAGAAAAGCACTTAGTTATAAAACCAGATGGTTCAGAAGAAGTGATTATGAAAAATGAATCAAGACAGGCAACATGGATCTATCCAAAAAAGCTAACTCCACCTGAGCAGAAAAAGGAATAAACCTGATCCTACGATAGGATCATGCGAACACCATCCCCCTCAGTATCCAGAATACGACCCATCCCCATGCGATCCACTTCTTCGGCCAGCGCGCGCCGCCCATCAATATGAGAATCAGAACGATCGTGCTGATCATTAACGGGTTGTCGAGCGCCCCGGAGTTAAACACGTCGCTGAGCTCGCTCCAGAGGTTGGCCGGGTTGAGCCAGTAGGCGAGCTCGCGGAATGCGTGGCCGATCGCGCTCATCGTGTTGTTGAAGCCTTCGAGCGCATCCTGTAGTCCGCCGAGCGGGCCGCTGTGTCCTTCTGGGACGGCGAGCGGCGCCGTCCCCATTGCAGCATCGATCAGCGACGTCGGATCAATGTAGTGGCCGTCTTCCATGAGCCCGAGATGCAGGTGTGGTCCCGTGCTATGCCCGGTGCTTCCGGATAGTCCGATGACGTCGCCCGCCTGCAGGTGCTGGCCGGGGTAGACCGTGATCCGCGAAAGGTGGCCGTAGATGACGTCATGGCCGTCCGGCGTATGCAGCATGACACCGTTGCCGAGCCGGTCGGCTCCTTCGACGATCCGGCTCACGACGCTGTCCGCGACGGCATGCAGTTCGGTACCCTCAGGGATTGCGACGTCAACGCCAGTATGCGGCGCCGTATGCGCGCTGTCGATCGCTCCGTACTCGGAGGTGATGCGCGGGCGGATATTGATGATCATGGCCGTTACCCCCTCGTCGGCGGGATGTATGTCGGGTCCAGCCGCGGTGCGATCTGCTGCTGGTGCTGCTCGATCTGATCCCAGACGTCTACCTGCAGGCTGGATTGCAATTCGAGAAAGACGAGCGGCACGAGCAAGATGCCGATGTACCCGAGCACGCCCTTGATGATACGGCCTTTCCAACCAGGGAAGTCGAGCTGCGCCTCGACGATGCCCCAGATCGTAATCCCCATGCCGACCCAAAACGAAGCCTTTTGGAGCAAGAGGATAATGTTCCGCCCGCCCGACATTGTCTTCACGGACGCGGCCAGCACGCCGGACGGCTCGAGCATGACGGCAAGCAACATGACGGCCGCCGTATAGGCGCGGTGGTTACGCCGAAGATGCGCTATGACACGATTAATGCGCAGCGCGTCCGCCGCGGGGAGCTCGACCTGCGGCAGCTCCGGACCCAAGTCCATGATGACTTTTGTACGGCGCCCGTCGTAACAGCGCGCGCTGATGTTGATCGTGGTGATCATTTCGAATTCCGCCCCTTCTTGATGAGATCCGTAAGCCCCCAGATAACCAGGCAGCAACCGAAACCGAAGATCATTTCCGCCGACCTCCCTTCGCGACGATCGTCAACGTGATGGCCATAAAGATGCAGCCCCACACGATGTAAAACATAAGCATGACCTCCTCGGTATGCGCGGCAGCGGCGCCGATCATAATAGCCGTATCGAGTGCGGAGGGAGGGACGTTGGATGCCATTTGTGGCGATTGCAGTAGGTATTGCGATGATGATCTGGGGCGCGCCGGCGGTGTTCGGCGGTTAGAGTTTCGGTTTAAAGACGGTCGGCCTTGATGGGCTGGTCGTTTTTTCTTTGCTCTGCTGCAGGATGATATCGAGCGGTTGCGGGCGGGATGGCAGCGTCGTACTCCTGTCTGGTGGTGGAACGATCAGCGGGCGCTCCTTGATCTCCGTGGCCATTTTGGTCCGTATCCCAAGCATTAGCCGCATGCCGTCGCGTACCATCTCCGACAGCACGCCGCTGCTGAGTCCTGCTGTCGCTTCCTTCAGATCCTCGTCGCGGCCATCACGCAGCCGCGCCTCAAGCTTCCTTCTCACTTTGTCTGACATGTCGTTACGCCCCTGTCTGACGGTTGATGATTGAGGATACGGAAGACTGTTTGTACAAAATTCCTGAGCTTTGAATAAAATTTTCAAAGACTGTCCACCCTCTGTAACAGAAGGTGGGGGGATCGGTATGGGATTAGGGAAGAACAGAACGAAATTTGGTCAGGTCATGGATCAGAATGGATACAAACAATCAGATCTGCCGGTAAACAAAAATACAGCGACCAGATTGTGCAATGAATTGGATTATGATCCGCCGCCCGAGATACAAACAACTGCAATAGGTTTCTTGCGAAAGAAGGGACATGATGTTAGGCCCGGGGATTTCTGGGCATAGAAAAAGAGCGTCAGACATTGTGTCCGACGCTCTTCGTTTTGCCACTTCTGAAGCGCCGCCTCCGCAGCGAGCTGCTTCAAGCGGCGCTTTATGATACCCATATTAATAATCGTATTCGTGTAATATCCTGGATATGAACCTTTGTGGTCCTAACTAATTGGTTGAAAACCCGCGAGCCCTTCTTAAGCCGGATGCTTCTCTTCATTACCTACATTGTCGACACTATAGAAGTCCAATCTACGTTCGCCAACCTGATTCATTTCGAAAGGACCTGAGTACGTTTTCCATTCGCCTCCGTTGATCCGGTAGTAGGTCGCTTTAACCCCCGTCGTCTGATCATAAGACTTCAGGGTGACGGTATAGCTTTTAATATACGTTTTGTCGGCGCTCCAGTTCGGGCTCAGAGCGCTCTTGGTGTAAGGAATGTCGGAGTCGATCTTAATGATTATCCGTTGCTGCCCTTCTTGATTGCCGTTGTTATCTGTGCTGTTAAAGTCGACTTGATAGAAGTAAGTATCCTCTCCACTTAATAAGAATGGTCCTGAATAGGTTTGACGGGGCCCATTGTTAATATCGTAGCGTGTATCGCGGACGCCTGTACCCGCCGGGTCGTCTTGAGCTAGAAATTCAACGCGAGCTCCTGGTTTGTACCACCCCGATGCAACTGGAGCTGCTCCATTGACCAACAACTGTGTTTTAGGAGGGGTGATATCATTGGGCGTTACATGGATGGCTAGAATGGAACCTCCAGTCCTACTGTAGAGCTTGTTGTTTTTGTATATAAGCTTCCCTAAGTCTGCAATAACTGGAAAAGCATCACTACCAGCAAGGAAGGAGCTGTAATAGAGATTCCCATTACATGTGCTTAATACCTCGCCGTTGCTTCCAACGCTCCTGATCATTGCATGAGAGTTGCAGAAAGTAACTTGCTTCTTTTCACCCTGCGGTGAAACCATCCAAATTCCAGTGCCTAGCGGTTCCACTTTGGTGTAGGCGCTCCAACCGTTTTCGATATGAAAACCGGTCTCATACGGCAGGAACACATTTTGTGCAAGTTCAATACTTTCTGTTCCATTATGCATCATAAGGGAGTTTGTATCTGAGCGCATGTATAACGTTCTAGTTCCGTCTGTTTTAGCACTTGATTCCCACACGCTGGGGTCAGTTAGCGTACTAACCCTGGTGCTCTTTCCATCCTTGTAAGTGTATAACTTTCTATCTGTCGTGTTTGTATAAAGGACGGTGCCATCCTCGGTTAAATCCCACAGTATCCCTTTGTCTGCTACAATTCTTTCAACGCCGTTTTGCACATTTTTTAACAGAACGGAACCTTGTCTTTCGAAAGCCGCATTGCTTCCTATTACCCTATAATTCCGTCCATAGTAGTAATCACTTTGGTCATGGAGGGTAAGCTCGCCGTCGCTATACTCCATCAGACCCTGATGATGATTCTCTAACTGCTGAATGAACAATGCGCCTTTTGGGGTTAGATAGGCGGGTACCTGGTCATAATCAAAATCCTCAGGGAGATGGGTGGAGAGAATCGTTTCTTGGCGAGTGTGACGATCGAGAATTTTGAGCACGGTGTCAGCTCCGCCAAAATACCCATAATTGTAGCCGGTATACAGGATTTTATCCTCATTAAAATCCAAGATCTTACCTTCGACTGATTCAATAATTGCATAAGAGGAGCTTCGATCCAGAAAGATGGTTCTCAGAGTATAGCCTGGGCTTATGCCCGAAGCGAGTATTTCCATCTTGACTTTGTTGCCGTTGATTATAGACGGAATGGTTGCGGTTTTTCGAATTTCACCGACTCCGGTAGCGAGGTAATAAGATTCCCTATCTGCATGTCCATAATATAATACAACGTCAATTTTCGAAGGTTTTCCCTCAGATGTATAGGCCGTAATGTCTAGTTCAATCTGATCTTTGAATACCGAGCCTTCTAGCGGCTTCTTAACGACAAGTCCGGAAGGCGTGTCAATCTGTGCCGTAATCTGAGGTACTGTTTCGGTCGCTTTAATGGAAGGAGGGGCTTGTTCCGCAAGAGAGTCAGGAGTAGGGAGATCCTCAGCGAATACAGGAGTAACGGAAGCGACTAATAAAACCAAGAGTAAAACTGAGAGGATTACTGATTTACCAAACTTGCAGAACAGAAGCTTGTACATATTCTGACCACCAACCTATAACATAATAACTTACAAAATTGATTATATTTCACATTGATACGAAATGTATATAATCTATATTGTAAATTAGTCGTATATTATAAATTTCATTCTTGATCTCCAGCGCCAAAGACACCTTTTGTCATTTAATAAGATTCGAAAAAAAGAGCGTCAGACTTTGCGTCCGACGCCTCTTAATTTTGCTACCCTGAGCGCCGCCTTCGTAGCGAGCTGCTTCAAAGCGGCGCTTTAAGATAACCATATTAATAATCGTATTCGTGTAATATCCTGGATATGAACCTTTGTGGTCCTAACTAATTGGTTGAAAACCCGCGAGCCCTTCTTAAGCCGGATGCTTCTCTTCATTGCCAACATTGTCGACGCTATAGAAGTCCAATCTACGTTCGCCAACCTGATCCATTTCGAAAGGACCTGAGTACGTTTTCCATTCGCCTCCGTTGATCCGGTAGTAGGTCGCTTTAACCCCCGTCGTCTGATCATAAGCCCTCAGGGTGACAGTATAGCTTTTAATATACGTTTTGTCGGCGCTCCAGTTCGGAGTCAGTGTACTCTTGGTGAAGGGAATGTCAGAGTCGATCTTAATGACTATCCGCTGCTGCCCTTCTTGATTACCATTGTTATCTGTGCTGTTAAAGTCGAGGACGTAATGATGGGTATCCTCTCCGGTCAGAACGAACGGTCCCGTATAAGTTTGTCTAGGACCATTATTAATATCGTAGCGCGTATCGCGGACGCCTGTTCCCGCAGGATCGTCCTGGGCAAGGAATTCGACCCGGGCCCCTGCTTTGTACCAACCGTCATAAACGGGGGTGGCGCCATTGACCAACATCTGTGTTTTAGGAGGGGTGATATCATTCGGCGTCGCATGGATGGCGAGAATGGAGCCACCTGTTATGCTGTAGAATTGGTTGCCCTTATATAGAAGTCTCCCCAAGTCCGCAAGTACAGGGAACGGCTCATTCACGTCACCATGAGAGTAATAACATATTTGGTTACTAATGCATGGGCCTAAAATTTCACCATCGGGGCTTATTACGCTTGTTCCGATTGCCGGTATTAGCTTGGATTCACCCTGCGGGGAGATCATCCACCCTTGGTAAGTGCCTTGGCTATCTTTCTTGTAATAGATAATCCAGCCATTCTCGATATGATAACCGGTGTCATGTGGAGCAAGTTCGATATTTTCCGTTCCGTTATGCAGCATAAGGGCTTTTGGGTTCGAGCGCATATAGAGAGTCCGGATTCCGTCTGTCTTCGCTCCCGACTCCAGTACGCTAGGATCTGTCAACGCCGATAACTTGATGGATGCTCCATCTTTAAACTTGTATATCTTTCGATCCGAGGCGCTCAGGTAGACGATGCTCCCATCTTCCGATAGATCGCTCAACCAACCATTATCTGTCACAACCGACTCCACTCCGGTCAGCAGGTTTTTGGAAATAACGGCACGCTGCCTTTGGAACGCTGCTATATGGCCTTGCACCTCGTAATCAGCCGAATAAAACTGACCGTCAGTATCCTCGCCCAGGAGAATGAGCTCGCCGTTCTTATATTCCGTTAGCTCCTCATGGGCGTACGCTATTTCTTGCACAAACAATGCGCCTTTAGGAGTCAGGACTGCCTTGGGCCCTCCATGCCGATTCGTTTGGAACTTGTCGGTCAGTACGATTTCCTGGCGGGTGTGCCGATCGAGGAGTTTGAGCACGTTATTCAAGTCGCCCGTTGTACTATAGTCGAAGCCGGTATATAGGATTTTGTCATCGTTGAAATCTAAAATTTCCCCGTTTACGGCATCCACAACCGAATAAGAAGGGCTCCGATCCAGAAATATTGTTTTCTTTGCATAGCCTGCTCCCCAAGCCTCGATGTTCATCGTGACTTTTCTAGCATTAATCGCAGAAGGGATGGGGACGGTTTTGCGAATTTGGCCGGCGCCCGTGGCAAGATAATGCCGCTCAAAACCATCGTATATGATAAAAGCGGTGATATTCGCAGGCTGTCCATCCGGTTTGTACGCGGAAATGTCGAGCTCCATCGAATCTTTCGCTATGGCGCCGTCCAGCGGTTTGTTGACGATCAAACCTGTCGGCATGCTGGCCTCGGCATTTACTTGAATCTCAGCATGGTTTTCTTCACCTGATGCGGAGGTCTGCGCCGCGCCAGAGCCCTCCAATGGTGTCTCGGCGAATGCCGGCGTAACGGAAGCGAGGAGAAGTACAACGAGTAAAGCAGGGAGGAGTACCAATTTTCCATACTTACGGAAAAAAAGCTTGTACATATTCTGACCACCAATCTATAACATAATAACTTACAAAATTGATTATATTTCACATTGATACGAAATGTATATAATCTATTGTAATTAGTCGTATATTATAAATTTCATTCTGATCTCCAGCGCCAAAGACACCTTTTGTCATTTAATAAGATTCGGACAGAATAAAGAGCGTCAGACATAACGTCCGACGCTCTTTATTCTGTCTATCCCGAGCGCCGCCTCCGCAGCGAGCTGCTTCAAAGCGGCGCTTTATGATACCAATATACATACGCTATTCGAGATCATAAGCGACTATGTTATATGTTGCAACAATAATAAAACCATCGAACAAGGGGGGCTGTTTGGGGCGTTACTTACCTGACATCGGTTCAGGCTGCGTCAGAGCAGGCACTCTGGACAGTTTGGTCTTTTGTACGTGATGTGATGAAGGAAATATCGGTGCTTCTGTCTGTCCAAAAGCTGCTCTAGCGACATTTATCTCGAAATGAAATTAGACCACTAGATACTTCTTGACCTAATTTTTTATTGGCAATAAATTTAACTTCCCCTGTAATTGATAAAAGACCGTCAGTTCCGTCTTTATTGATTATTGCGTATCCATTCTTGAACCGCTCAGCTTCATCAAATTGAGGGGTTATATGTATTCTTCCTTCATTGTCAATATAACCCCACTTGCCATTCAGCTTCACAGGTGCGTATCCTTCTGAGTAATTCTTATACTCTTCGTATAGTGGTTTAACTAACACGGTGCCGTTCTTATTAAGCAGCCCGATTTTTTTTAAGCCAAAGAATGCGACATCGTCATTAAAATTTGACAAAAAGTTATACCTGAATGGTACTACTGTTTCACCAAATTTATCTATTGCTCCCCATTTTCCTCCCTTAAAGACAACTCCTAACTCGTTAGAGAATTTGTTTGCCATATCATACTCTATAGGGATAGCAACTTCTCCCTGATTATCAAGATACCCAAAATTCATTTTTTGTTTAATAAGTGCTCTATCATTATTCAGATTACCGAACAGTCTAAAATCACTAATAATGATATCGCCATTAGAATCAAGTAAATGAACTTCTTTTCCTAGCTTGCCTCTAATCTGATTGTTCTCATATACGGTGATTCGATCATACTTACATGGGATCACCGACTCCAGTGATTTATTTAAAACCCCATACTTATCCTTTTCTTTATCATAAACCCAAAAAAGGCCGCTCTTCACTGGTCCAGCAGCTGTAAATTGGCTTAATCTAATCGTTTCTCCACTTTGCTTCATAATGAATATCTCATTATTTTTAGTTACCAAAGCAATTCCGTCACCAAATTCCTCCACCTCATCAAATACTGGTTCAATTACAACGTCCCCATTTATATTCAGAAAACCGTATTTCCCCATAGTCGACTCGTCCTTTCTTTGTATTCAGTAATATCTCGCTGTTGGAATATCGGCAGGAGCCCAGTTTAAGTCTTTCAACTTGTCCCATGCTAAACGTTCATGTTCCGGGGCTATAGGTATAGTAGGACTAGAATATTATAAGGCTGCCAGCCCAACAGCCAGCAGCCTTCGTTTTGGGAAGATAGTTGCATTTGAGTTTCAAATAAACGAACACTTGTTCTGTTTTATAGTCCTATGGTATTATTTGTATACAAGATGGAGAGGTGACCGGCTATAAAAAAGAAAATCAGTCTGGATAACTTGGCAGTCTTACTCGGGAAAAAGCCAGGTCATTATCAAGTGAAATTGGGCATTCTTAATCTTCAAAGCGACGATCAAGTCGGATCAGCTCAATCAGCTTCTTCCACTCCTTCGGGGTCAGTGGACGTCCATCGATCTCGAACTGATTCATAAGCTCCTCATCAGTCAATTCAATTTTTCCAATAAACTCTCGCTCATTTTCCATCGAGTCGGGAGTTTTTTTTGTTTCGTCATCAGAGCTGCCCATGAGATAGTCTGTAGTCGTGTTGAACAATTCAGCAAGTTTGACGAATGTCCCCCACTGAGGAACTGCCCGACCGAGCTCATAGTTTGTAACGCTTACCCTATCCACTTCTAGTAATTCAGCTAATTCTAATTGGGTCCAACCCTTACGGTTACGCATTTCTTTTATTCGTTTTGCCACTATTAGCTTTTGTGCTTTATCCATCGATACACCATCCAGAAAAATAATGGGTTGACGTGCATAAAAAGCACATGCTATTATTTGCATGTGCAGTAAATGCACATTCAAGAATAGCATACGCAATGGAAAGGAGGTTTATGCATTGTCAAAAAGGAAAGCTGACCCTCGCATCATTCAAAAGCGCACGCGTTTTCGGGAGCTCCGTCTCGCCAAAGATAAGTCCCAGCGTGCAATGAGTTTGGATTTTGACTGTAGCGAAAGTTGGATTCGAAGCATTGAACATGGGCGATGTAATCCGGAACTAAAATTCGCTTTTCGACTGGCCGAATATTTGGGTTCCACCGTAGACGATGTTTTTCAAGATCTGAAGGATTGCCCTTTTTTTTAAGTCTAATGTGCATTTAATGCACCTTTGCCTACAATATATTATAGAGCGTTCAATCATCTAGCGCAACGCGAACAAATGCGAACATGTAAGCTATTTGCTTACTTTTTACAAATATCAATTTAGGGAGTGGAGTCAATGCGTAACGGAGACATGTTGCTGAAGGAGCTACTTCCAGCTGGACAGACTTCGGGGCCGGTTTACGCAAGTGGATTGCTCAAGGGGACGGAAGCCCGCCAAATGGTCGCTGACTTCAAGGCCGGCATGACAATCCGCTCGATGACAGCCCGCATCCTGGAGGAGCACCGATGAGCACGGCTGCACAGACGCTGGCCGAACGGATCTATGAGCTGCGGATCGAGAGTAGGCTGACGCAGGACGAGACGGCGGCCAGGTTGGGGATCAGCAGAATGGCGCTGTCGCATTTCGAAACGCGCAAGCGGCGCCCGGGGATCCTCATGCTGGATACGATAGCCGATCACTTTAACGTTTCGACCGACTACCTGCTCGGGCGGACGAATGAAAGGGGAACGAGTGTATGAAAAAGCGTAAGTGGAAGCGCGAGAAGCTGTGGGTCCAGCGCAACGAGCAAGGCGTCATCGTCGGTGTGCGGGAAGATGAGCCGCCTAAACCAAATCAACTGAAGGGAGAGAAGGTTCTTGGCTAATCAACGCATGGTTCTCCTCGAACTGGAGCTGACGGGCTTCAAGGGTGCGCGCAACTTCAAACTGGACTCGGCCGGCGGCGCTGATCTTGACATATTCGGCGAAAACGCAGCGGGTAAGACGACGCTGTTCGATGCCTTCACCTGGCTCAAGTTCGATAAGGACAGCCAGAACAAGAAGGACTTCAACATTAAGACGCTGGACACGGCGGGTAATGTTGAGCAAAGCGGAGCCAACCATGAGGTGCGCGCGGTGCTGCAGATCAATGGAAAGCGCGTCGAGCTGCGGAAGGTCTTCCGTGAGAAATGGTCAAAGAAACGCGGATCCGCGGTTGCAGAATTCACCGGCCACGAGACGGATTACTTTATAGACGGCGTGCCGGTCAAGAAAGGCGAGTTCACCGCCTACGTGGACGGCATTATGAAAGAGGACCTTTTCAAGCTGTTGACCAGCCCGACGTTCTTCAATGAACAGCTGAAATGGCAAGACCGCCGAAAGAAATTGCTCGAGGTGTGCGGCGACATGTCCGACGCCGATGTCATCGCGGGAAACGATCAACTGGCGGAGCTGCCGGCCATTCTGGGCGACCGGTCGATCGAAGATCAGCGCAAGGTGATCGCGGCCAAGCGCGCTGAGATTAACAAGGAAATCGAGAAGATCCCTACCAGGATCGACGAGGTAAACCGTTCGTTCCCTGACCTGCCGACTCATAGCGAAGACATGCTGGACCAGCAAATCGAAGCCCTGAAGGGCCGCATCGCTGCGAAGGAAGCCGAACAACAGCGGATCGAGTCTGGTGGGGAATTGGCGGCAAAGCAAAAGCGCGTCGTTGAAATCGAAGGCGAGTTGCTGCAGATCAAGAACGAAGCGCAGGCCGGTGTACTCGATGAGTTGTCCGCCAAGCGGCGAGCGGTGGACGAGCTGCGGCGCAAGGCGCAGGATATCGAGTTCGAGCTCTACACCATCCAGCGACAGGTCGACAAGAATGAGTCTCTCACCAAGGAACGAGAAGCCGAGGCTGAGAAGCTGCGAGCTGAATGGCGCAAGGTCGATGCGGAAACATTCGATGGACATTCGCATGCCACCGACTGCCCTACGTGCGGCCAAGCTTTACCGGAGGAACGGATAGCCGAAGCACACGAGAAGGCGAAGCAGGTGTTCAACGTCAGCAAGTCTGATCGCAAGGAAAAGATTTTCATCAGGGGCAAGACGGCGGCCGATGAGGCGGAGCGACTGAAGGCAGCCAATGTTGGGCTTTTGAGCAAGTTTGAGGACATGCAAACGCGATTGCAGGGAGCGCGAGGCGCGGTTGCGTTTGGAGAAACAGAACTTGAAGAGATCTCCCCGGCCCCGGATTTCATGACCAATCCAGCATACAAGGCCAAGCTCGAAGAGAAGGCGGCCATCGAGTCTGAGATCACCGGACTACGATCTTCATCACAAAGCGCGATCGCAGATGTACGGATCCAGTTGGCGAAGTTGCGGACCGAGGTCGAGGCCCAGGAGCGCAACAAGGCAAAATTCGGCCAGATCAATGCGGCGAAGCAGCGGATTGCCGATCTGAAAGCGGAGGAGCGGCAGCTGGCCACGGCTTACGAGCAATTGGAGCGCGAGCTGTTCTTGACCGAGGAATTCATTCAGACCAAGGTCCAACTCCTTGAGGAAAGGATCAACAGCAAATTCCGATACGCACGCTTCAAGCTGTTTGAGACGCAGATCAACGGCGGCTTGGCAGAATGCTGCGAGACGCTGTACAACGGCGTGCCATATAGCGACATGAACAACGCCGCCCGGATCAACGTCGGGCTCGACATCATCAATACTCTTTCAGAGCATTACGGTTTCACTGCACCGATCTTCATCGATAACGCGGAGGCGGTCACTGATCTGGCACAGACACGTGGGCAGCAGATCCGGCTGATCGTAAGCAAGGGCGACAAGAAACTTCGCGTCGTACCGGCAAATAACCAGGAGGCGATCTAATTGAACGAACAACAAAACAAGCAGCAGCTTACCAAAGTGGATTTGTCAGCGTCAGAACGATTCATGAACAAGGTGGTCACAGAGTACAGCAGCGGTGTAGGCGCGGTAGCGCTGACCAACTTCCAGCAGCGCCTGGCGCAGAATTACTTCGTTGCCATTGACTCGGCTCTGAAGATGGCCGAGGAGAAGCGTCTGAAGAAACGGCAAAACCAAGACCCTCTTGCGGTCACCTGGCAGAATGTCAATATGGAGAAGCTTTCGCGCGACGTCGTAGCTATGGCGCGGATCGGCTTTGACCCGGCTCAGAAAAACCACATCAATATGGTCCCGTTCAAGAACAACACGCTCGGGAAATACGATATCACATTCGTCGAAGGCTACCGTGGTATGGAGCTGAAGGCCAAGAAATATGGGCTCGAAATCCCGGATCACGTTGTTGTCGAGGTCGTTTACAGCACGGACCGGTTCAAATCGATCAAGAAGGATCGAAACAATCCTTATGAGAACTACGAATTCGAAATCACGAACGAATTCGACCGCGGGGATGTAGTCGGTGGCTTTTATTTCCACATCTTTAATGACACGCCCGAGAAGAACAAGCTGGTCGTCATGAGCCTAAAGGACATCGAGAAGCGTAAGCCGCAGTACGCCAGTGCTGAATTCTGGGGCGGCGAGAAGGACGTCTGGGAAAAGGATGAGTCGACCGGCCGCAACAAGAAGGTGGGGACTGAGAAGGTCGAGGGCTGGTACGAAAAGATGGTCTGGAAGACGATCTACCGCGCCGCCTACGGAGATATCACGATCGACAGCCAGAAGATCGACGACGATTACATGCGACTGAAGCAGAACGAAATCGACTTGACGGCCGCCGAGACGGCAGAAGAAATCCGCCAGAACGCCAATCGCGAAGTTATCGATGTCGACTTTACAGCTCACGATGCTGAGGCGGAGATCATCACCCCACAACAAGAGAGTGCGGTGCCAACTGAGCCGGGGGCCGGAAGCAGCCCGGGGTTCTGAGGGAGGGCGCACATTGACAGTAACCCATCGACAATCAGGAACTAAGTTACATTACGTTTGGATTGAGATGAGGCGGCGATGTGGGAGCCCCGAACACCCAAAGTTTCATCATTACGGCGGGCGAGGCATTAAGGTTTTCGCGGATTGGTTATTGTTTCGAAAAGTTTTACGAATGGTCACATCAAAATGGTTACCGCGAAGGACTGACGATAGATCGAATTAATAACGATGGGGATTACTCGCCCGATAATTGCCGTTGGACGAGCCAGAAAGTACAGACCAACAATACCCGTCGTTGCAAGATGATTTTATATAGAGGAAAGACTCAAAGCCTGGCTGACTGGGCTATAGAACTGCATTTGAACTATTTCACTCTTCGAAGCAGACTGCGGCTCGGGTGGTCAGCCGATCAGGCTTTTGAAGTTCCAATGGAGGGTAGACAGAGTGATCCACATAAAACCGCTCGCAAGCGGAAGCACCGGTAATGCTTATATCGTGGACGATGGAACCACTGAACTTCTGATTGAATGCGGAATTTCATGGTCTGATATCAAGCGGAAGACGCAGTACCGAACATCCCAGATAGCTGGCTGCCTGGTTTCACATAACCATACAGATCATTGCAAGGCAGCTGCTGATGTAATGAAAGCCGGGATCGATGTCTACTGCTCAAAGGGAACGGCGGTGGCCGCTGGATTGGATGGTCACCGCGTCATCCGGATCGCAGAGCAGATTCCTTTCTCGATCGGGACGTGGACAATTCTCCCCTTCCGTGTCGAACACGATGTCGAGGAGCCATTGGGCTTCCTGATGGTGAACGAGGCGGGTGAGAAGTTGCTGTTCGCGACAGACACCTACTACGTGCGGTACCGGTTCAACGGCCTCACACACATCATGATCGAATGCAATTACAGTGAGGTCATCGTCGAGCGGAATATCATTGCCGCCTCCGAAGAGGTTCGACCGCAATTGATAAGCCGGCAACGCCGCTTGCTCCGATCGCACTTCAGCTTGGAAAACGTAAAGGGTTTCTTCCAGGCAAACGATATGAGCCGCGTGCAGGAGATATGGCTGCTTCACCTCTCGGACGCGAACAGCGACGAGGAATTGTTCAAGCGCGAAATACAAGGCCTGACGGGCGCAATCGTCCGGGTAGCCAATCGATAACGAAGGGATGAACGACCTTGACAACTTCCAGAGAAACCATTGAGAAAGTACAGCTGCAGCTGACCATGCCGGCATTTCAAACTTACGACCGCGGGACGGTCATGCTATTGATGAACTACGCCGCGGAACTCGAGCACCGTAACAACGAACTCGCTGCCCGCCTTGACCGAATGGCTGAGCATGCTAAGATCCAGGACAATCTGAGTCGCGCCGCGATCGAGCGGATGTCCGGCAACATCGCTCAATTGAGTGGAGAGCTCCGGGAGGAACGGGACGGCCGGAAGATTCCGGTACCGAGAGAGGTGGCAGCCGCCTTCGAAGAACTTGGGCTGAACGACGGCGCCGACGCCACGGGGGAAGCTGCCCTTAGCATCATGACTATGCCATTCAGCTTCCTAGGCGGGCCAGCACAAGTCATCAAGCGGCATTTCGGATCCAATATCTACGAGCTAATGGAATTCTTCGTCAACGGCTACACGATCGAGGAGCCGGTCGAGCAGACGGCGACCGACTACATAGCGGAGCAGCTCGGGAAGATGCCGCCGGACAGCAAGCCATTAATGATCATCGCCTTGGGCGGAATGGGCTTAGCTCACAAACTTCCACATTGATCGAAGGTGAGGCGGTATGGCAAACCCGCAGCCGGACAAACACACCCGGATAGCGAACGAGTTGATGGACATAGTGCCTTTTTATCAATTCAACGGGTCGCAGCTCCGTATCATCATTGTGGTCTGGCGCAACACATACGGTTGGAACCGGAAAGATCATGACTTATCGCTCTCCTTCATTCACGAGAGGACCAGGTTATCAGAAGGGACCGTGAAAAAAGAGATATCGCTCTTAATAAAAGCTAACGTCCTGGTTGTAACACAGACAGCGACGAAGACGTCGGCCCGAAGGTTGGCATTCAATAAAAATTATGAAGCATGGACCATTCCGAAAAGCGGTGACGATATGGAGAATTTCTGGGACTATGAGGGGTCCGATTGCACCCCTCCCATAGAGGATGATGAGGGGTCCGATTGCACCCCTCCTGAGGGGTCCGATTGCACCCCTCAAGTAGCTACTATGAGGGGTCCGATTGCACCCCCAAAGAAAGACATTCTTTTAAAGACATCTTTTAAAGACAATGTCGATCCATTCGAAATCTTCTACTCAACCTATCCAAGAAGAGTATCTCGACAAGCAGCTGAGAAAGCATGGAAGAAACTAGCGAAGCAGTCTGCATTCGATCCTGAAATGATCATCTGCAATACGCAGAATTTTGCAAAGACATGCGAGCTAATCGGAACGCAAAAACATTTCATCCCTCATCCATCGACATTTTTAAACCAAAAACGCTTTGAAGATTACCACGAAGTAGATCCGGAAGGGATTATGAAAGAACGGGCGCCGGCGTTGTCCAAGTTCGATCAGGACAAGTTGCTGCTGCAGCAAATGTACGAGGAGGCAACTGGACGTGAGGGAGACGGAAGTAGTGAAGCTGTTCGCGATCATCCGCTCGAATTACCCGAATTTCGAGATGACCAATGAGAAGAAGGCGACGTGGACTCCTTTGATGGCGGACGTCCCCTTTGACCAGGCGCTTGCGAACCTAATGGATTTCATGAAGCACAGCAAATTCCCACCGGTGGCAGCAGACATCATTCAGGCGGATCCGGGTGGTTTGAATGGCAACTATGATCGATTGCGGATCGAGACAGCTGAACGCTTCGCCGAAATAGATAGCTGGGATCAAGTTGCGCTGCCGGCATGTCCGGATCATCTTCGGCCGAAGTTCCTTGGCGGCGGGAAGGCGGTGAGCGGCGATGAACTATGAGGCGGAAGCCGCGGTGCTCGGTGCGATCCTGAATGAGCCGGAACGATTGGAAGACTGCTACTTGCAACCTGAGGACATGGGCGACGAGCGGCACCGGTTGATTCTGCAATACCTTTATTACCTGGCCGAGAACGACATCCCGATTAACTATGTCGCGATGGCCGAGCACTCCGGGCAGAACCTGATGCGTATCGGCGGCGTCAGCTACTTGACCGAGCTGGCCGGGGGCGCGCCGCCCACGAACGCGGCGACCTTCGACCACCATCAGGATATCATCCGGCAGCATTACATTACCCGCGAGACTCTCTCCGCTCTGGAGACGGTCCAGAACGAGGGGCGAGGCGGCAAGCTCGAGTCGAGCGAGCTGCTTGCGGCGGCGCAGGAACGCCTCGAGAAAATTGCGGAGATGGCAGGCGGGCCGGCGAAGGAAACGGTGCGCAAGATGTCCGCGGTGGTTGCCGATCACGAGAAGGTCATCATCAAGCGGCAACAGCAGCGCGGCATGACAGGGGCCAAGACGGCGAGCAAGGAGCTCGATCGCCTGACAGGGGGCCATCAAGATGGCGATCTCGAGATCGTCGCGGCGCGGCCGAGCATCGGAAAAACTGCTTTCGTGGTCAACGACATGCTGGAGGCGGCGCGCGCGGGGCGTCAGGCAGTCCTATTCTCTCTGGAGATGCCGGCGGACAAAGTGATCGAACGGTTCCTGTGCTGCATGGGGAACATCGACGCGACCAAGATGCGGACCGGCCAATTCTCGGACAGGGATTGGGAGCACTGGAGCTACGCGATGGACGAGCTCGATCGGCTGCCGTTGTACATCGACGATACGCCGGGCCGGACGGTGCTCGAGATCAAGCAGGAAATCAAGCGACTCAAGAAGCAGTTCCCGGGTATCGTGATTTACGTCGATTACCTGCAACTCGTTCAGCCGGGGCGAAAATTCAGCCAGACGCGGGAAGGCGTCACCTTCGTCTCACGGCAGTTGAAGCAGGCTGCCCGCGTCAACCAGTGTCCGGTCATCGCGATCAGCTCGGTCAGCCGATCGTGTGAGCAACGCCAGGACAAGCGTCCGATCATGTCCGACCTGAAAGAATCTGGTGATATCGAGTTCGAGGCTGACATCATCGCCTTCCTGTTCCGGGACGACTATTACAACCCCGAAACCGAGAAGAAGAACATCATGGAGATCATCATCGCCAAAGGCCGCAATGTCGGCACCGGCACCGTGGAGATGATCTTCTACCGGAAGACTGGGCGTTTCCTTGATATCGATCGGAACAAGGCGGGCACCGACGGCGCGCAGCAGGCGGCCAAATGAGCAAGCGGATCGAAAGCGAGGAGCAATACAACGACTCGCTGAAATGGATGACCGAGAAGGCAATCAAGCTCGCGGATCCGCTCTTCCAAGGAGAGGAGCGCGACAAGATGATGCGCACCTACGATTACGTGACCCAGCAGGTGCTGGACTACAAACGCAGGGAGCGTGAGGCGAGATGCGAAGGAACCGGGGAGACCGCAAGCTGAAGCGAGACCCATATCTCTATAGCGTTAAGCCGGACGAACGGTATTTTGACCGCAAAGGCCGCATAATCGCAGAGGTTTATATTCACGACACGCCGGCATGGGACCGGCAGAAGGGGAAGACAGCACGTCATGAGCAAAAAGCAGAACGATGAAGACCCGTTATTAGATGCCCCGGCACAAGTGGAGATCGAGGTGATTGGCGATTAGATTCGTGGGTATTGATCCAGGAACGAATTCAGGTTTCGTTGCCCTCGATCTGCAGGGGAACGTGCTTGCAGCACAGGAGCTGAAGCCGACCGGCAAAACAGTCAAAGGTGGGCTGAGCACGCCGCAGTTGGTCGAGCTCGAGAACCAACTGTACCAACACCTAAAGGGAAATGACCGCGTCTGCATCGAGGCTGTCCCATTCGGAACGATGAGCCAGGTCACGACCGGAATGATTCACGGCGGGTTAAGGTCGATGATTCATCGAAAGAAGCTAGACTTTGACCTGGTCAACCCAATGTGGACCAAGAAATTCGTTGACGTGAAAGTTGAGAAGGGGCAGACGGATAAGCAAAAGAAAGACGCAATGCGCGAAGCAGTGCTCGAGAAGTTCGGCTTCAGCCACAAGAGCCACAACGTCGTGGATGCATACGTTATCGCCCGAATCTCGCTGAATCTGCATTTGATGCGGCAGTACGAACCGCTGATTGACCAGCATCGGATACAGCAAGAAGTAGTCAGCGACATCATGCATAAAGCTGCTGAATAGCCGCGCATTCGCTCGGCGAAGGGGTTCGTGCTGCCTGAAAACAGAACATCAGTTCCTAAGAGCGAGGTGATCGCCGTGAATTGGCACAAAGCCAAGATGCGACAGCTATACGAAATCGCCTTTCTTGATCCGGAGGCGGCGCCCTGGCATAAGGAAGGCGCCAAGGCCGAAATTGTGCGACGTATCCGTCGGAAGTACAAGCGAATCAACTTCAAGGCGAGGAAGGTGTACCCGCGATGAGCCGGCGCTACCTAACGAAATCCGATCGCGAGCACATCATCTACCTGCACGCCGCGGAGACCGTCCTTAACCGGGTCGGCAATACCTGGCTCGAGCACGATAGACCGGCGGACTGGGTCGAACCGATCCGGAATGCACTCATCCAGGTGCAGACCGCGCAAAACGCGATCGTCAAGGACATATCCGACGAAGACATAAAGCGGACGTACCGTACCGCGTTCGGAACGCACTACATCGGGCTGATCCCGCATTATGATGCTAAGAAGCTCCGGGAGATACCGGACACGATCACGATAGAAGAGCAGAAGCTTTACGACCTCGGCGAGGCGGTGCTGACGGCACAATGCAACGGCTGCACGATCGCTGACCACGAGGCATGCAAATACCGCTCGGCCATGATGGCCGCCGGCCTTCCGCCGGCCGAAGATCCGACGCCTGAGGGCGTTTGCCAATACCGATATGGGGAGGTTGACGAAGACATGGGAACAGCAATTCCAAATTCGAAGCGAGAGCGGAGCCGCGGTGCCGGCCCGGTAACATCATATCAGCTCACGCCGGAAGAAATCGCGGCGTTGCCGTCGGGCAAGCCGATCGACCGCACACACCATAAGCCGATGGGTTGGGAAACGACCAAGAACACAATTGAAGGGGTGAGCGAGGACATGACGGAAGCGAAGCGCGGCGCGCAGCCCAAAGAAGGTCCGGTATGCGGCCTGACCAAGTTGGATTTCATCAAGGCGATCGCCGAGGGCGAGACCGTCGCAAGCATCGAGCGCGCTTGGAAGATGAAGAACCAAACGTTGCCGTATTGGGTGAAGACGTGGGATCTGAAGGGGCTTACCCCTGATAAAGCACGCGAGCTGCTCGCCCAGATGGCCCCGGCACCGGAGGAAGAACTGTCCGATGATCCTGCCGATCTGCTGGAAGAGGAAGCGTCGGAAGCGCCGGAAGATGGCGGCAAGGATGCGGAGATCGAGCGGCTGCGGGAGCAAATGGCAAGGATGGCCGATGGAGCGAACCACAATGCCGATCTTGCCCATAAATATCAGCATGAGCTTGTCGTTGCTCAGGATGAAAACCGGAAACTGCAGAATCAGATCCACGAGCTGACCGAGGAACGGGACGGATGCAAAGAATCCGCAAATTCATATCGGTCAGAACGCGACCAACTTGAGCTGCAGCTTATGGATACCGCGCAAGAGGTCGAGCGTCTCCTTGGTGAAATGAGCAAGAGGAATCAGCCGACGGCAGAAGTTGCAGAGCTGGACAGCCCGCAGGCATTCCTCTCCCTCGCCCTCCCGCTGATTGACGGCGGCTCGAACATCGAGCAACGGCTGCAGTCGCTGCAGCAGCTGAGCAAGCTTAATTTCAGACTTGACCTTCGCGATATCAACACGCGCGCCCTGATGGATGAAACACTGGAAATGCTCCAAATTATCGCGGGGATTGTCCACGCTCGGACGGCAGATGTCGTGCGGCCTGCGGACGTGGCGGCAACGGTTCAGGCGTTCTTCAGCGATCATACCGCGGGCCACCTTGAACGCATGCAGGAGCTGGCGAAGGAAAACGGCTGGACGGTGGTCGAGGCATGATCGTGAAATTCGCTTTCTACGATTGTGACAACGACGACTGCCTGAAACGGTTCGCCGTCGAAGACGTCGAGGGCGACGAGATCGAGGAACCGGCATGCAATGTATGCGGCAGTACGACCTGCAGCTTCCTCGGGACGGCAGCCATCAATATGGGCGAGGTGAGGCTGTGACGGTCCAGAGCGGCAATGTCATCAGCTTCAACCTAGGGCGGTGCGACGTCTGCGGTCACCGGATGGAGAACAGTTTTATGCGGCCGTGGAACGGGAAGGACGTCTGCTCCCCATGCATACGGCAGTTGAACGAGGAGGCGGAGTTGGTCAATGGCTGAATACAAGAAATGCCGGCATGCCGATCAGCGATACCGCAACCGCGTCAAGGAGTACGATATGCCGCCGCCAGTAAACCTGCGGGAAAGCATCTTGGAAATGCGCCGCGTTTACGCGAGCAAGAAAAGGGAAGCATTCGTCAGCTGGTATGCCAATCGGTACAAGGTAAAACCGGAAGACGTTCGGCGGGTGTTGGATCAGGCGAGGGAGGCGAATCCGTGAGTTATCTGCAGGAGATCATCGATATCGCACCCAAACTTCCGACACCTGTCCTTGACGACATCAATCGGCGAATCGGGGACTGGCTAGCGATGGGGGGCAGCGAGAATGACGAATACATCGCGCAACAACTGCGATATGCTCGGCGGTTTGTATCTCAGTGAATAGGGAGCGTGCATGATCATGAAGGCATATGCGGAAATGGGATATGTGCAAGTCGAACTGCTCCAGGACGTGAAGTACGGCAGGTATGACTATCCGAAGGGCGAGCTGCTTTGGATCGAACCAGCGGATGCAGCAGCTTGCGTTAAGATGGGCGCAGCGCGTGTCGTATCTCAATGAATATCGAGGAACATGGGGGAGGGTTTATATGCCAATCGTAAATTTTGAAAGCAGCAGACAGGTTCATTTCGGGACAGGGGACATCTTGGTCTCACCCGGTCTACTGGATACGCCGGACGTAGTAGGTGCGCTTTGCTTTACGGAGAATGGGACCGGCGTTATCGGCGAGCGCACCGAGCATACTCCGCCGCTCATACTGGATGGGGGAGAGGCACCTGTTCGAATGACGTTCGATAAGGTCGAGTCCGTCGACGTCGTAATGCGGATGCTCGAAGAAACCAAGCAAATGATGCTCGCGAAGATGGGCGAGGGTAGTCCGGACAAACAGGATAGCCGACATGAACGGCTGCTCGAATGCTTGAGATTCTACGGCGACCCAGCGACTTACGACACGGCGCATTTGGACAAACACGGTTTCATCATAATTGATCACGACGGCGGCAGGCTAGCGCGCGATATTCTACGTGATTATACGTGATTTTACGTGAAATGAGGTGACGGCCATGGAACGGCTCGAAGTGATGGACGCGATCAGCGGCCTGCTCGACGCGGTTTGCTGGGGGTGTGAGACCAGGGATCAGCTTAACAAGATGCACCGCAGCCATTATGCGAAGATCGACGGCTATTGCAATCGGCAATGCCCGGTCGGCCAGCAGTTGCAGAGCCTTGGTCGTCAGCTGAAGATCGGACCACGGAAACTTATCGAGGAGGATGAATATGAACCAGCTTGACGCACGTGCGCTCAATCACGTGAACGCAGTGCTTTACAATAACGGCAGCCTCTACATCATGGAGGCGCAGACGGAGTACGAAGGCGAGCAAGGTGCGGTCACGCCGGCCAAGTCGATCTGGCTGAACACGACTCCGGCGAAGGCGCTGCGCGATTTCCTTATCGAGAAGTACCCGCCGGAGGAACTGACCAGGCTGCGCGGGATCGAACAGGCGTTGCAGGATTATATGACGATGCCGGGCGGCGGCACCGCGGAGGATGTGTTTGCCTGGGTGGAGTCGACAACGGGGTACATTTCTGATCCACCGGTAACGAAGGATGAGCAGATCGCACGCCTGACCGCCGAGAACACCGCGCTCAAGAAGGCACAACTGAAGGAGGTGGACGATGCGCGAGATTAAGTTTCGGGGCATGGACATCAACGGCAGATGGTTCTACGGGAACGTCGCAGTGCTGGAGAAGGATGTCCCGGGCCACGGCCACAAGAAGGGGCGTTATATTTCAACAGCGTCGGCATGCCGTTCGCTTATCGGGTACGGCCGGAAACGGTCGGACAGTACACCGGCCTCAAGGACAAGAACGGAACGGAGATTTACGAGGGGGATATCGTTCATTACAAGGACTACAGCAATGGCGTGTACCTCTCCGATCAACAGCCAATGACAAGGGACGTGGTCAAATGGAATCCAGACACAGGCGGTTACATCGTGCGAAGTATGGGCTTCACCTTTAAAGCGAAGACCTACGAAGTCATTGGAAACATCCATCAGAATCCCGAGTTGCTGGAGGCGAAGGGATGAAGCCGAAGCATAGCAAACCAGATTCGCGGGGCATGTTGTTCGTCGCTTGCTCGGAATGCCAGCGCGGCGGGAACGGTGACGAGAGTTGCAGCAGCGGCTGGACGATTAAGAGAGGCGGGCCGGAACGAGGCGCCTGCTTCTCAGGCAAGCTTCTTGAAAAATTCATGGTTGACCAAAAACGATAATCGAGAGGAGCAATTATAAATGCAAACGACACTGAAAGCTAAGATCAAGGACATCAAGCTCGGGAAAGAGGAGATCGTCACGCTGACGCTCCAAAGCCTGGACGGCGACCAACTCGAAATTCTCCGCCAGATCAAAGAAGGCGGGACTGCGCATATCCTCTTCAGCTCTTCCCAACTGGACATCGACGACTACCGCCCGGCAGTGCCGCAGCCTCCAGAAGGCATCAAGTATAACGTCAATAACGATGGCACGGCGAACGTCGAGTCGAAGGAAGACGACGGCCAGCTGACGATCGATGAGGCTGCCGAGCAGACGGAAGCCGACCAGGATGACGAAGACAGCAACGAGGTGATCAGCGACGCAAGTCAATACGATTCGGATGTGGCTCAGGATATGGAGAATGAAAGCGACGATCCGATGGCGGGGGTTGACGACGCGGATCCAGATGAAGACGAGGAAGAGATAGATCCGGACGGCGACGGCGATGACGACCTGCCTGGCCTGGATACTGATGACGGACCGGGGTTTTAATCGATGCGCCGGCTGAACTGGGGATTGATCGTAGTAGGATCCTTCAGCGTGATCTGCTGGGGGCTGGCAGGATGGCTGTTCTGGTCGACGAGTTAATCGAACGGAAGGGGTGAGTCGGGGTGCAGCAGGAAATGGAGTTTAGCGGTCCGCTCCCGCGGCTTAATGACCTGGATGGCGGCAAGACGCAAGAGAAGATCGATCTAGTCTTCACGAAATACCGGTATTATAAATCGATCACATTTGAGGAGCGAGAGGCGAGCACCACCGCCTCTTACTCGGACATACCTCGGAGCTACACGGGAACGACCAGCGACCAGACGGCAAATATAGCGATCTACAACGTCGACGAGCCCGAAGCGCGCCAGAATTACATTGATCGGATAGAGAAGGCCGTTCGCAAGCTACCGTTCCGGCTGCGGAACCTGATCGAAAAGCGATATATGCAAGAGGATGACGAAACCGACTTCAACGTCTATACGAATATCCTCGAGATTAGCAGGACCAAGTATACGAACATGCGGTTCGAGGCGTTCTACCGAATCGTAATCCTTTTCCATGAACTGCGAATCTTGAACATCCGTGAGTTGGTCAAGGAGGGATAGGGACAAATTGAGACAGCATACATTGGGGGCAGAGGTGATGCCGATGCCCCAACCCTCCCAACAGAAGAAATCATTCCAGATCAGGTACCATACAGTTGAGGGAGACTTGGAAGGTGCGCTAATTGAGATGTTACAGGAAAAAGTAAAGTCTGCCTTGTCCTTACATGACCCGATCATATACAATGACATCAAACCGTTAATACGTAACTATTTAAAGGTGGGTAATGTGGATGGCACGTAAGACTGCTTACTATGTCAGGGTATCAACAAAACTCGCTTCTCAAAAAGATAGCCCGGAACACCAACTCGGTGTATGCCGGGCTTTTTCAGATGAGGAAGGAGATCATGAGGTTGTTGAGGAGTACACGGATCGGGACACCGGAACTTCCATAGTCGCAAGACCGGACGTTCAGCGAATGATCAGAGATGCGCAAAGCGGAAATATCGAACAAGTGGTTTTCGCTTCACTCTCACGTTTTTCGAGGGACACGCTCGACTCATTGAGTCTTAAGAGGATGCTGGTTAATGCTCTTGGGATCAGGGTCGTATCAATCGAGGACCTGTATGATTCTAAACGAGAGGATAACGAATTATTGTTCGGAGTTGTTTCTATGGTAAACCAGAAGCAAAGTGAGCAGATTTCGAAATCCTCCAGACGGGGAATTAAGCAATCCGCTCTGAATGGGAATTATACTGGTTCGTTCGCGCCATACGGATACAAAAAGGCTGTAATCGATGGAAAGAAAAAGCTGCTCATCGATGAAGAAGCAGCTGGACATGTGAAGTTGATTTTCGACCTATATGTAAATCAAAAGCATGGCGAGAAAGCCGTAACGCTATATCTAAACGAGCAGAACATCCCATCGCCTAAGAAGAGAGGTCCATGGGGCCTTACTACCGTTCAGCGCATCCTACAGAACGAAGTTTATACTGGCAGCCTGGTGTTCAATAAATACACCAATGAAACGTATTATTCAAACATCGAAAATATGCACGACCGCCGAAAGAAGCTTGTACAGCGTGACCCGTCGGAATGGATTCGGCTAGAAGAAAAGACTCATGAGGCCATTATCGACGACGATACCTTTCAGCGCGCGCAAGAAATCAGATTAGTTAGAGGTGGTGGGAAGAGAGGCGGGCAGCGCGTCTACAAGAATGTGTTCGCTAAACTGATTTTTTGCCAGCACTGCAGCTCTGCTATGGTAACAATGACTGCGAAGCAACAAGAAAAATACAGGTACCTTATGTGTTCGCGGCGCAGGAGGATGGGGGAACATGGTTGCAGGAACGGTAAGTGGATTCCTTACTATGACCTTCGGGACGAGTTGATCGGTTGGATTATCGCTCAGTTGGAAGAACTGATCGACGACCGAAACGGAACATCGGAAATCATTGTGAAGAAGGTAAAGGAACGTTCCGCCGATAGGGATACCGAGAAAGCGATGAAGAAACTTTCAAAACAACTAGAAGACGCTCGGCGCATGCTGTTCGAATTGCGTAGGCAGAAGATGCTCGGTGACGTAGATGAGACCCAGTACAACTACGAGAAGGAGATGTACGAGAAAGAAATAAGTACTCTGGAATCCAAGCACGCTGGCATGAGTACGCAGCTGGAGAAGCAACGAAACATCGAGAAGGAATTGGACACGTTACAGGCCGGGCTAAAAGAATTGAAGTCCTGCGACATGTCCAATGTAGATGAGTTGAGAATTATTCTTTCGAAGCTGGTGAAGAACATCACCGTTGACGAAAACGGCAATGTTGATGTATATACTCTTCTGGGTAAGTTGGGCGAGGGCAGATAA